TAAGACCGCTTCTCTCTTGTCTTCCACCTCTCGCTCCTGCTGCGGCGGCTGCGGCTCCTGCTACTCCTCCACCACCCACCGCCATCTGTTGCGCAGTCATTCGTTGCATATCCGGAGTCATTCCCGCCACAAAACCACTAATACCTCCGTGGTTTCTTGTAAAGTCAAAAAAGGGCGTTATCATATCAGCAGTCCCTTTACTAATCGGCATATACTTGATAATATCATTCATATGATACATAAGTTGATGAGACTGCGAGGGATTCTTTCGTATAAACAAAAAGAGAGATAACCCTACGAATCCATACATCGCCATTTTTATAAACTTTTGATTTGATGTCACTACTTTTAATAAACGACCGTCGTAATATGTATTTGCAACTAATACAATCGTAACTAAAAACACCATATATTCTGTTTTAAGCATTTGCTTATAAAGTAACTACTATATTATATCAACACAATTAGTAATCATATTTACAATATTCTTTATTTCGAAAATAATATACATAGAAAACTATCATCTATATATATTACCTTTACTCAGCTTATAGAGCTTATAGTTGTATGCAGTCCCGCGTAATTTATGTCAACAAAATCGGAGATAAAAGTATCGATGACGCTAACGCAGTGGCGGCCGCAAGTGTAAAAGAATGTCAGTTTATTCCAATCAAATCTAGTATACCTGAGACAGATGATAGTAAACCTAATGACTATAGAAATAATATGCAGCATATCCAATCCCGACTAGTATCGAGAAATATACCAGCTTTTCTTTGTATTGTAGCTCTTCTAATATATTTATATGCCGCGGTTTATAATGTAGGTAATATGACTCCAGCGCATGACCTAATGAAACTTCATCTTTGTTTAACATGGTGTTGACACGATTATGAATAAAATGCACCCACTTAATAAATGATGTACGATTATCTAAATACGGTGTTACAGGATATTTATCTAATAACTTACTAAAGTCCGCCGATATCTTTATATCTGGTATAAACATTGGAAAGTTTTGAATGAACTCGTAGTACTTTTTTCGAGTCACTTCATTTGGATGATCCGGATAATTAATCGCAGTTGTTAATAAGAAAAACCAATAATGCGGTCCCCATACTTCTGGGTCTAATGTAGCCATTACATTCAAACGATATAAAAACATTTGTAATTAAACAAATAGTAAGGTAACAACAACAACAACAACACAATCATGGATGAAGCACAACATAATAATGATAAAGAGGCTACTTCTCTTGATGTTACTGAATGTGATATAAATACACCGAAACATGGGAGTGAACACGCAAATCATTTGTATTCACGAAAAAACACGTCAAAAAACTATATTCCTCCTCCTTCTTCAGGTATAAATACAACACATAAGACGGGAAGTAACAGTATTCATAGTGTTAGCGGGAGCGGAAGTAACAGTAACCAAGGAAACGAGAGAAATGGAGTATCCTCTTCACAGACACAATACTGTAATAATTGTAATAAACAAGGACATTCATATAATACATGCAAATCACCCATCACAAGTGTCGGTATTATTGCATTTCGACCAGGACATAATGGTATCGAGTACTTGATGATACGTCGTCGCGATTCATTTGGATTTGTAGACTTTATACGAGGACGATATCCAATACATAATGAAGAATATATACGCAGAATTGTAGATGAAATGACAATCGATGAAAAGAATAAACTTCAAACACAGACGTTTCAACAAATGTGGAATGGTTTATGGGGTGCATATTCCGGAAATCAATACAAGTCGGAAGAGAGCTTCTCTCTAGAAAAGTATAACTCCCTCAAAAATGGTGTACGGTTTCGTGAAAACAAAGACAAAGACAAAGACAAAGACAAAGGTGACTCATCGTTAACAACGAGCATACCATCCCCTCCCAAATATACCCTCGATACAATTATATCAGAATCAACAACTCGATGGACTGAAACAGAATGGGGATTTCCAAAAGGCCGCCGTAACTACCACGAAAAGGATGTAGTATGTGCATTGAGAGAATGTCTAGAGGAAACCGGATATGAGATACTTGCTGAAAATGTTATTCAAAACATTGCACCATATGAAGAAGTATTTATGGGTTCAGACATGAAATGTTATAAACATAAATATTATTTGGCATATATGGATATACAGCACTCCCAACTTAAAACACATGACTCGATGGAAGTCAGTGACATGAGATGGATGACATATGATGAATGCATGAAGACAATTAGACCATATAATTTAGAAAAAAAAACAATACTTACAAGAGTAAATCGCGTGTTACAAGAATATCGATTGACATAAGAATCTCTTACTCTATGAAGTAACAATCAATGGATTATTATATATAGTTTATATAGTAATACTATCTACTGACACATAGAAAAGTCTATGGATAACCAACATAAACAAGATAATAGTAACGATAATAACACTAGCAAAGAGACACGTATCAAATCCAAATTAAAGGTAATGCAACCCGAAAAGGAATCAGTAACAGGTACATCTCAATCAGAGAAGTTATCAATCAAGAATAATAACGCTCGTCTCAGACAAAAAGAAGAGGAAGAACGCCGCGAATCACAATCAAATACAAATTATAGCTACTTGTATCCTGACTTAAATGACCCCAACTTCAATACCAAAATCGCATCCAGAAAAGAGTTTTTCGACACACGATTCGAAGTAGACCCAACTGAAGATGTAGAAAAACAGGCCGAGATATTATGTAATTCTCCATTTGAACTCGCTCCAAACCAGTTATTCGTACGTAACTTTCTCTCATTTGAAACACCGTATAACAGTCTATTGTTATACCACGGCTTAGGAACAGGCAAGACATGTTCCGCAATTAGCGTTGCCGAAGAAATGCGTGATTACATGAAACAAATCGGTATATCAGAGAGGATCATCGTTGTTGCATCTCCCAATGTTCAAATGAACTTTCGGCTTCAGCTATTTGATGAGAGAAAACTCAAAGAAGTTGAACCTGGCGTATGGAATATTCGATCATGTACTGGAAATAAATATCTCAAAGAGATTAACCCGATGAATATGAAGGGGTTACCAAGAGACCGTGTTATTAAACAAATAAACCGCCTAATTAATGCATCGTATTTATTTTTAGGATACATCGAGTTCGCCAATTTTGTAAGGAATGTTGCGTCAGTTGAAGAAGTCGGACAAGAGAATACTGAGAGAGGTAAAAAGATAGGTCGAACCAGCGACAACCTCTCTATTTCTAAACTTCGAGCCAACTTTGCAAACAGACTAATCATCATTGATGAAGTACATAATATCCGAATTACCGACGATAATAAAGATAAACGTGTCGCCAAAATGCTGTTTCAAATTGTACAACACGTTGACAATATTCGATTACTTTTACTTTCTGGAACGCCGATGTTTAACAGCTATAAAGAGATTATATGGTTGCTAAATCTAATGAACATAAATGATCGCCGGTCAACAATTGATGTTCGCGATGTATTTGACAAGGATGGAAATCTCTTGATTGATATTGATGGAAACCAAATCGGCGCTGAGCTATTGATACGAAAGGCTACTGGGTATATATCATTTGTTCGCGGAGAGAATCCATATACATTTCCATATCGTATATTTCCGAGTGTATTCTCTCATGAACATACATTTGCTGGTATGAAAAAAGAATATCCAAGACTTCAAATCAATGGGAAACACATCGATCAACCAATTGAACATATTGATACATTTTTAGTAACATGCGGAGAGATTCAAGAGGTTGGATACAATTATATCGTTGATCACCTTCTTACGAAGAAACAAGAGAAAGGAGAAGCCACTTCTAGGAGAAAGGGGAATAAAGCGAAAAAAGAAAACATCGCCGACGTAACAATCGTACCTACCCCGTCGACCAATCCAGAAACCGGAGAAACCATAATGCACGATGATTTTCCCACGTTCGAAAATATGGATACTGTTGGATATTCGATTATTCAACGACCTCTCGAAGCTCTCAACATCGTTTATCCACATGAATCTCTCATTCAACATATGAAAGAGAAAGAAACGGGTAAGTATCCCATCGATATTCCCATGATTATCGGAAAGGAGGGACTGAAATATGTCATGAAATACCAAGAAAAAGCAAACCCGCCAATGAGGTATAATTTCGAATATCGCCCAGAGTTTATCAAATCATTCAGTACACCAAAAGAAGGCCGTATCTTTGCATCAGACAATATCGGTAAATATAGCTGCAAGATAAAGTCAATCTGCGATCGCATCATGGGTTCTACTGGTATTGTTCTTGCATATAGCCAGTTTATTGATGGCGGGGTTGTTCCAATTGCACTCGCTCTCGAAGAACTCGGGTTTACACGATACAGTAGTCGCGGATCAAATATGAATCCTTCTCTATTTAAGACCGCCCCATGCGAACCGATTGACGCAATAACAATGCTTCCGCGGTCCAAACACATCGCGGAGAATCCAACCATTCCATTCTCTCCTGCAAGATATGCAGTGATTACCGGCGACCCGTCGATCTCACCCGACAATAATTATGAACTAAAAGCTCTCACCGATGATGATAATAAGTTTGGAGAGAAGGTAAAAGTTGTTATTATATCGATTGCTGGTGCAGAAGGCCTCGACTTTAAAAATATTCGGCAAACACATGTACTCGAACCATGGTATAACATGAATCTTATTGAGCAAATTATTGGACGAGCGATTCGAAATTGCTCGCATAAACAACTGCCATTCTCTCATCGAAATGTCGAAATATACTTGTATGGCACCCTCTTGCAGATTAAGAAAGAATACGAAGCGGTTGACTTGTATTTGTATCGTTTATCTGAGTTTAAATCTCTTCGAATTGGTGCAGTTAGCAGGTTGTTGCGAGAGACTGCAGTTGACTGTATTCTAAA